TGTTCCCGGCAGAGATGAGGAGTGGAAACGACAAACCGTTGCAAATACTTCGGAAATTCAATTCAATCAGGAATTCGGTAACGAGATTATCGGGGCAGGTAATACTTTAATTAACGCAGAAGCCCTTATGAAGTTAAAGGGGGAAGAACCTATTTCATATCAAAATAATGTTAGGGTGTATGAAGAACCTATCGAAAACCATAAGTATCTGATGTTTGTTGATGTATCTAAAGGTCGTGGTATGGATTACTCTACCTTTAATGTTATAGATGTAACGGAAGAAGTGTTTAAACAAGTTGCTGTATTCCGAAATAACACCACTTCCCCTTTGATATTTCCAGACATTATATACAAGTGGGCGGAATACTACAATCAATGTTATGTTGTAATCGAGAACAATGACCAAGGTGCAGTTGTATGTAATGGACTTCATTACGATTTAGAATATGAGAATGTTTATGCGGAGTCTTTAATTAAAGCATCTGCAATTGGAGTCGCAATGACAAAGAAGGTTAAGAGAATAGGGTGTTCCAATATAAAAGACATTGTAGAAAGAGGAAAACTTAATATATCAGATTTAGAAACTATCATAGAAATGTCCAGTTTCGTTCAAAAGGGTGCATCATATCAAGCAGACCATCACGGGAATGACGATTTAATGATGAATTTAGTGTTGTTTGGATGGTTTACTACAACCCCATTCTTTGAAGATGCAACTAATGTCAATATGAAAGATTTCTTATATAAAGAGAAACTCAAACAAATTGAAGATGATATGATGCCCGTTGGGGTATTTAATGGGGGTCAAGAGGAGAAAAATCCCCTTGGGCCTGGTTGGAAAGTGTGGAAAGGTTGATTTTTATAAATAATGGTAGTGAATAAAATCGTATTATGTAAATTTCTTATAATTATTAGGAGTAATAAACATGGCATTTCTAGTCTCGCCTGGTGTACAGGTAAAAGAAGTGGATTTGACCAATGTTGTACCGGCAGTTTCATCTAGTACAGGTGGTATTGCAGGTTCGTTTCAATGGGGGCCAGTAGATGAAGTAACTACTATTGGTTCAGAGAAACAATTGGTCGAACTATTTGGACAGCCAGATGACAACACGTATCAAAGTGTTTTATCTGCTGCTCAATTTTTAAGTTACGGCAACACATTACGTGTTGTACGTGGCGTAGGCGCATCGGCTCTGAACGCAACTTCAGGAGCTGCAGGCCTATTAGTTAAAAATGATACACATGCTCTTAGTGTTTCTGGTCAGGATGTGGTTGCAAGATACCCTGGCACAACAGGAAACAATATTGGAGTATCGATTTGTCCAGCTGATGCCACCGCATGGGCGGCTTGGGATTGGGCAAGTCATTTTTCCGCTACACCGGGAACATCTTCGGGTGCTACTGCAGTAGGTGGAAGTAACGACGAATTACACGTAGTAGTGTATGACGCAACTGGTGGTATCACCGGAACTCAGAACGAAATTTTAGAAACTTACGAGTTTCTATCTCAAGGTTCTGATGCGAAAGATTCGTCTGGTAAAAGTAATTATGCAAAAAATGTTATCAATAATGATTCAGCATGGATTCGAATCATAGATGGACTTACTGGTCTATCTAACTTCGGTTCTGCTCTAGCATCACAGGCTTTCGACGTAACTGTTGAAGGTTCTACTGATGGAGATTTTCTATCATTACTAGATGACGGAATTGATGACAATAATTTGACTGCTGGTGTAACTACAGCAGCTTATGATTATCTCGCTGATGCAGAAACAATTGATGTTTCTCTATTGATGATGGGTAAAGTGAATTGGAGTACTACTGACTCAACAACAGTATGTAATAAGTTGATTGCAATGGCAGAAGCACGTAAAGACTGTGTTGCTTTTGTATCACCTTATTTCTCTGCCGATACGGCTGCTGAAGTTAAGACATGGGCTGGTACACTAACACACTCATCTTATGCATTTGCAGATTCTTCTGCATTATATGTGTATGATAAGTATAATGATGTATATCGTTGGTTAGGTGCGTCTGGTTCTATGGCAGGACTAAGTGCTGGTACTGATTTAAGTGCTGATGCATGGTTCTCACCTGCTGGATTTACACGTGGTAATGTTAGAAACGTTACTAAGTTAGCATACAATCCAAATCAAGCTGATAGAGATGATTTATACAAAGTTGGTATTAACCCGATTGTAACATTCCCGGGTCAAGGTACAGTTTTATATGGTGACAAGACATTACAAACTAAACCAAGTGCGTTTGATAGAATCAATGTTCGTAGATTGTTCATTGTTCTAGAGAAAGCAATATCTACTGCATCTAAGGCATCATTATTTGAGTTTAACGATGAGTTTACAAGAGCTCAATTCCGCAATATGGTTGAACCATTCTTGCGTGATGTTAAGGGTCGTCGTGGTATTACAGACTTTAGAGTAGTTTGTGATTCTACTAACAATACTGGTAACATTATTGATACCAATAAGTTTGTTGCTGACATTTATGTTAAGCCGGCACGCTCTATTAACTTCATCACACTTAACTTTATCGCCACTCGAACTGGTGTAGAGTTTAGTGAAATTGCAGGGGGTAATTAATCATGCCAAATTTATCAATAGATGATTTCAAAGGTCAGTTAATTGGTGGCGGTGCAAGAGGTAATTTATTTGCCGTTTCCTTGACATATCCAAATGGTTTGGATATTGCTTTGGATTTGGACGCTGCATCTTTTATGGTAAAGGGTGCTCAATTGCCTGGTTCTACTATCGCACCTGTGATGGTTCCGTTTAGGGGTCGTCAATTACAGGTTGCTGGTGATAGAACTTTTGAACCTTGGACAATTACTGTTATTAATGATACTAATTTCGCAGTCCGTAATGCTATGGAAGTGTGGATGGGTAGAATTAATAATCACTTAAATAACACGGGGTTGGTAACTCCATCTTCATATATGGCGGATTTGTGGGTTAAACAACTCGACAAAGATGGTACGCCAGTTAAGACGTATAAGATGACAGGCTGTTGGCCTTCAACTTTAGCGCCGATTGAAGTTGCATACGACCAAGAAGGAACAATTGAAGAATTCACAGTTGAATTCCAGATTACCTATTGGTCAGCCTTCGAAGGTGATGAGGGTGATTCTTTAACTAGATAACTACGTAAAAATCATAGGGTACTCGAAAGAGTACCCTTAATTTAGTGTATAAATACAAGTACATTAACTTAAGGGTGTAACAACACATAAAATACTATGGCAGAAAACGAAAGAAGTTTATTCGGTTTCACGATTAAACGCAAAAAAACAGCCGAGGATAAAGTCGCAAAGACGTTCAGTCGAGACGAAGAAGACGGCTCATATCAGATATCCCCGACGGGCGGTTATTTTGGACAATACTTAGATATAAACGGTGATGAGTTTAAATCTGATGTTGACTTAATATTAAAGTACCGCAATATCACAACATATCCCGAAGTAGATGCAGCGATTGAAGATATCGTTAATGAGTCTATTACTAAACCCGAAGATGGTACAGTTGTTACTTTAAACACCGATAATCTAGACCAAGCGGATAATGTTAAAAAACTAATTACAGAGGAATTTGAGAATATACTTAAAATCCTCGACTTCAACAACAAAGGTTACGATTTATTCAGACGTTGGTATGTAGATGGTAGATTATTCTATCATGTTATTATCGGTAACAAAGCCGAAGCAGGTATTAAAGAACTGAAACCAATTGACCCTACTAAAATACGGAAGATGAAAGAAGTTGAAAAGGTTAAACAACCCGGCACAGCAGTAGAGTTAATTAAGACGGTGGGGGAATACTACCTTTATACTGATGATGAACACGGAGGTGTCTCAAACGAACAAGGTTTAAAGATATCCCCAGACGCAATCATACAAGTTAACTCAGGATTACTTAACGAGAAAAGAGATAAGGTAATTGGGTATCTACATAAGGCACTCAAACCAATGAACCAACTATCTATGATGGAAGATTCAATGGTCATTTATCGTATATCAAGAGCTCCTGAAAGACGTATATTCTATATTGATGTGGGTAACTTACCGAAAGGAAAGGCAGAAGAATACCTTAACAATACAATGAACAAGTATCGTAACAAGATTGTATACGACCCAACAACAGGTGATTTAAAAGACCAAAGAGACCATAAGAGTATTATGGAAGATTTTTGGTTGCCTCGTAGGGAAGGTGGTAGAGGTACAGAGATATCAACACTCCCTGGCGGACAAAACCTTGGGGAAGTGGAAGATGTAGAGTACTTCCAAAAGAAATTATACAGGTCTTTGAACGTACCACTATCCAGATTAGAACAGGATTCCACATTTAATGTTGGTAGAACATCAGAGATTACTAGAGATGAACTTAAATTCCAGAAGTTTGTCGATAGAATTAGAATTAAATTCAATGGTTTATTCTTACAGGCACTTGAAAGACAACTTATCCTTAAAAAGATTATTGTTCCGTCTGATTGGGCTGAGATTAAATCACAGATTTTTATTGACTTCTCAAAGGATAATCATTATGCCGAACTTAAAGATACAGAGGTTTTAACTGCACGTCTTGAAGTTCTTTCAATAATGGATGAGTATGTTGGTACATATTATTCAAGAGAATGGGTTAGAAAGAACATTTTACGACAAAATGATGACTTAATAAAGGAAATCGCAAAGCAAAATGAGGAAGAACCAGCTGAAGATGAAGACGAGGATATGTAAAAACCTTATCTGAAATCGAAAATTTTATAAATATATAATACGGAGACACTATGAGTATTGACGAACTAATTAGTAATGTGAAAAAGGGGGACGCACAATCGTCCAATAATTCGTTTAATTCTATCATGGCAGATAAGATAAATTCTGCGTTGGATAGTAAAAAACAAGATGTTGCACAAAAACTATATGGAGAGGAAGTTCCTATAGAAGAACCTGCGACGGAAGAACCGACAGCAGAGGAAACGCCAAATAGTGAAAACATTTAAAGATTCGTTTAACTTAATAGTCGAAAAGAAAATGAAATTGCCTTCTGGTGAGAAGGTGGTTAAAGAACTATCTCGTTTGGGTAAAAAGAAAAACGTTGATGCGGTGATATCGAAAAAGGGTTCTTCATTCAACTTATATGTTGATGGCCAGATGCTCGATACTTTTAAATCCGAGAAAGATGCTGAAAAGGGTTTAAAAGAATTTATTAAGGTAATGGGTGTATGATAAAGATATCAGAAATCAGAAAACTTGATGAAAAATGGAATGAAAAACTTTCCATTAAAGCATTAGGAGAATATCGTAAAGTATATAATATGATGAAGAAAACTGGAGTTGATAACAAGTTTATTAAATCAATGGAAAAGTTTTATGATGATTTAGTAATTGGTGGTATGTATACTTCCCGTGGTGCTGAAGAAAAGGGAATTGTAAAGATTGATGGTAAAACCAAATATAAAAATGCTAATTGGTAGAAATAGGAGATAACATGAAGTTAATCGCAGAATATACAGATTCGAACCTTGGTTATTCAATACAAGAAGATAAAAAGACAGGTAAGAAGAATGTCTTTATCGAAGGAGTATTCATGTCTGCAGAGTCAAAGAACAGAAATGGTAGGATTTATACCAAAGAAGTTCTTGAAAAGGCAGTAAAAAAATACATTGAAGACCAAGTAATTACAGGTCGTGCTGTAGGTGAGTTAAATCACCCAGACGGCCCATCTATTAATTTAGATAAAGTTTCTCACAGAATTACTGAACTTAATTGGGAAGGTAATGATGTGAAAGGAAAGGCACTGGTGTTAGACACTCCAATGGGTCAGGTTGTAAAAGGTCTGGTCGAAGGTGGTGTTCAACTTGGTGTCTCTAGTCGTGGTATGGGAAGTCTAGAAATGAAAAATGGTGCAAACTATGTTAAGGATGATTTTATGCTTAACACAGTTGATATCGTTCAAGACCCATCAGCTCAAAACTGTTTTGTTAACGGTATTTTTGAGGGAACTGAATGGAGAAGGGACGAGGAAGGTCATTATATTCCTTTCAAGGCTGTTGAAGAAGGTGAGACTGAAATGAAGGAGCCAGAAGTGGTTGAAGAACCTATTGTCGAAGAAATTATCGATAATAGTCCGTCTGAAATCGCAGGGTTTGAGCATTTCCTCTCTAAACTATAACTCTCTAGGAGTAAAATATGTCTGAGAAAATTAAAGACGAAGTTGCTGAAGAGTCTGTAGTTGAGGAAACTGTTGAAGAGGTAGTTGAAGAAACTACAAATGAAACGGAAGCACCTTTAACTAAGGCTCGTACGTTATCAGCAATTTATGCTTCTTTACAAGAACAAAGTAAAGAAGAGCTTGCCGAGTTATTGGAGGCGTCTAAGAAAAAGGCAGAGGCTAAGGCTAAAACCGAAGACGACGAAGATGATGAGGAAGATGATGACGAAGATGAGGGTGATGTAGAAGAAGGCAATGAACCAAAGACTAAACCTTTGAAGAAAAAGAAGGTTAAAACGGACGACGGTTCAGAAGGCGACGTAGTAGAGAAGAAGGGTAAATTCAAGGAAGATATTGAGGCACTTGCTAAAGGTGAAGATTCTCTTTCTGAAGGCTTTAAAGAAAAAGCTGCCACGATTTTCGAAGCTGCATTACAACAAAAAACTGCTACTAAAATCGCAGAGTTAGAGGATACTTATGCCTCTGACCTTGCTGAAGAAGTACAAGCGGTTAAAGAAGACATGGTTGACAAAGTAGATGGTTATCTCAACTACGTAGTTGAGAACTGGATGAAAGAAAACGAAGTTGCAATTGAGCATTCTTTGAAGTCTGAAATCACAGAATCATTTATTGATGCAATGCATGGAGTCTTTACTGAGCATTATATTAATGTTCCAGAAGATAAGGTTGAAATTGTTGATGCCTTAACTGAAGAACTAACTGATGCTAAAGACCAACTTAACAAGTCTACTGAAGATGCGAAAGAACTATCTGAGAAAGTGAAAGCTTTTGAAAGACAAGCTACAGTATCAGAAGCGACTGAAGGTCTTGCAAGTACTGAAGCTGCAAAAATTTCTAAGTTATGTGAAGGTATAGAAGCCGAAGATAACGAAGATTTTGCGACTAAAGTTGCAACAATTAAAGAGTCTTACCTTAATAAGGATACAGCGACTGCAGAAACGGAAGTTGATGCTATCTCTGAAGACAACGGTAGTGCTGAAGTAA